TCATACCATTGTTAGATATGTCTACAATCTGATCTCCCTGCATATTTAGAACAGCTCCTCTTCTTGAATCTGTAAAGTATAGGTTATCACCCCACAAAGAGAACGACTCAGGATTCTTACTTATTCCATACTCTCCAGGATACGATATTTGGTTTCCAAGAACCTCAGGAATAGATGCTACCTGACTTCCTCCAACTGCATCAAATAATAAGTTCTTACCATACTTAACTTGACTCACTTTATTTTCTTGGAACACAACCAAGTCGGTATCTCTAGCGTGCATCTTCTGTATCGATCCAAACTCTTTGTCTAGATACTTGAAGTTTGCTAACGACAAGTTGAACTCGTTAAGTTTATTTACACCAGTGTTCTCTCCATATATTCCACTATAACAGATAGCATTCTCGCTCTTCTTTTGCTTGTACTCATCTACAGTAGATGACGCTCTAGGGCTATACTGTATTGTCGCCTTAGCAAAGTCATCACGAATTCTGTATGACTCCATACCGTTTGTAAACGACCATGCATTATAATCAGAGTTAATTACCTTCGTGTTGTTTATTCTTATCTTAGCACCATTCGTTAAGTTGTTACCAGTTTGGTTTTGCTCAAACTCATAGTAAGATATCCCTGCTGGCGTAACAGCTCCAGATCCAGGAAATGGTAAGTCAACAACAATATTATATGGATTTGGAACCTGCAAAACTGTATAGTATCCATTAGGTAAAAGAGTTGTATTAGATGAATGAATATATATCTGCTCACCCACATGAAAGTTATGAGGCTGATCGTTTGCTGTAATAGCAGAGCCAGGTATTAACTGACCTAAGTTAGTTTTTCCATTCGCATATGTTGGCGCAGTAAAGTCATTTGACTTCCAAAGAACTTCATGTCTACCGTTTGCGATTTTGTATGTTTCAGATAGCTCATGGTATATATCCAGATCTAAATCTTTTCCAACTGTTTCAGCTATGATAGCATTCTCTAGGTGTTTAACAGTAATAGCTGCGGACATTCTATTTACTTCACTACCAGGACCATCACTTCCCCTTAATATCATATATACTGGGTATGTGCGTAGCTGAGGATCAGTATTATCACACTCTATGCTACTAAAAGAAATACCATTTACCACTGTTGTTGTAAATCCAGTACCTCTTCTGAATGATATATTACTAGCTACTTCATCTATACCATTTATATTGACATGAGAAAAGTTTAAATACTCACCAGATTCCACGAACCATTCCTCTATGTTTTCATACGTTCCGTTGCTATAATAAAGTCTAGTTTGATTAACTGAATATTCATTAAGTGTCTCATTAAACGTTATCTCTATTATGTCACCAGGATATATAGTTACATCTTGATTTTGGTCTAAAGTTAAAGGAGTAAATGGATTATAATTAATTTGTGAATTATTTGCATAATTATAAACTCCATATCCTCCAAAATATGTAGGTGTAGTCCACCCATCTAATCTAGCTCCATCTATTCGTTTGTTTAATACACCTAGCAGTAATAATTCAGATCAACATAACAACATAGATGAGAAGTTTATATACTTCTCTTATAGGTTTGAATATGTGGATGGTCAGTATAGTTCCATGAGTCCATTCTCTGCTGTTGCATTTAATCCTAAGAACTTTGTTCTTGACTTTAATATCGGTAACACCAAGACAATGGTTAACCAATATAACTCAGCTGAGATTCAATTCAAGACTGGTGGCAGAAATGTTAAGAGAATACAGTTAATAATGCGTGACACACGTAACTTAACTTGTAACATAATAGAGACATTCGATAAGTCTGATTTATCTATTTCTGACAATTCATTCTATAGATTTATATTCAATAACAATAAGACATATGCCATACTTGAGCAGGCTCAGATTACTAGACTTTTTGACAATGTTCCATTACTAGCCAAGTCTCAAGACTTTGTTGGTAACAGAATAATGTATGGAAACTATACACAGTTTTACGATATACAATTTCCAGTAGCTATTAATGTAGCTTTTGGATCAACTGACAACAGTGGCGCACTTCCTATACAGACATTTCGTTCAGATAGAGACTACGAGATTGGAGTTATTTATCTAGATGGATACGGAAGACATACTACGGTTCTTACATCGTTAAACAACACTGTATACATACCGCCTACGCAGTCGGATAAAGGTAACAGTTTAGATGTTACACTATCTAATACTCCACCTACATGGGCTACAAACTATAGACTTGTAATCAAGCAAAGTCAAGGTGAGTACTACAATATACTTCCGATGTATTCATACACTCTTGGACAGTTTAGATATTATCTAATACATGAGTCAGATAGAGATAAGTTTGCAGTTGGAGACTACTTGATATTTAAGTGTGATGCAGCAGGACCAACTTATTCAAATAAGAAGTACAAGATACTTGAGTTCAAGAATCAGCCTGCTGGATTTTTAGGCATATCTGGAGCATTAGAAATTAAAGTATTTCCAAGTGAGTTATGAACTGCACCTGAGTTTGCTCCAGTAGAGTTCTCGACAGTTATATTTAATGCATCTCTGTATGTTCCATCTGGTACAATTCTCTCATCAAGATCCTTGTTCATTACTCCAGATGTGAAGTAATTGCTTATACTTGGCATAATTATTTAATCCATTTATTCTGACCACGAAGACTCATTAAAAGTCTAGATGGATGTAAATTACTAAGTCTTAACTTTGCGTTTCTAAATTCAGCCTGCTTTTCATCACGAGCTAATTTCTTGTCATACAAGTTTACATTAATCTTGTTGCTTAACAACTTCCACTTTATGTATCTGTACACAAACTCTTCAGCGAACTGATGAACACTTATAAGGGTGTCGTCACCGTTCTGCATACCATCTGAAATATACTCAAGAACTACAAGCTTATCAGCCATCGCTGAACTGAAGTCAATCACACCGTTGTTTACTCTAAACATTGGACCTGCATTTGCTTCACTTGTCTCCATACCATATCGACCACCTATAGCGTAGCTGAAGTACCAGTTATCATCTATACACCACCCCATATAACCGTTATATGGTCCTGGACCAGTATACTGACCAAGTCTATGCTTGTCAAGATCAGATATGCCAGTTACAATGTCACCATTAACGTCGAACGTTACGTTTCCTGCACTGTCTTGTATGTACTTTACTGCCGTGTTTGTTCTTCTGTCTTCAGAAAGAACTCTAAGTTGTCCATCAATCTCAATTGAAACCCTAACATAGTTAACGTAGTCGGGAGGAAGGATTAGTTTTAAGTTGTCTGTAACTAAAAGCTCTATAGCCTTTACCGATCGTAGAGCATCGAAGTTCAATAACTTTATAGCCTGCTTTGCCTCAAAGACAACTTGGTTACGTTTGACGTTATTAATCATCTTATCATTACCTACGTAGTTAACTATGAACTGATTAACAATATCAGCCAACACAACGTACTGATACTCACCCCAGTTACTATCAGTTGGAGCAACACCACCGTTGGTATAGTATTGTTCAGCAGGATTAATGTAGTTAGACATCTATTAATTTTTTTCTTGTTTATCTTGTATCTCCTCAGCCTTTGCCGCTTGAACTATTTCTGATTCACGAATAGTAAGACCTGCATACTGAAGTATCTTAATGATTAAATTATTCTCGTCACTCAAAGGAAGCTCAAAGTCTTGATAATCTAAAGCTGACTGATTAAATACTGGTTCACCACCACTTAACGATACCCATGTCCATTTTGGAGCCTTTGGATATCTGATATAATCAGCAGATATATCTGCTATTATAATGTCTGGATACACCCTAATTCCATCTTCATCTAGTGTGTATATAGGAAATGTAACGTTAGGTCTTGTCATCTTAGCTGAGTTCAACATTCTAGCCTCTTGCTTGGTAACATAATCAACCTCAGTAACATCATCGTATACTATGTTCTCTAACTTATAAAACTCAGCTGGTGTAGCGAATAATCCAGTTAAAGCATCATACGCCAATGTCTCTCCAGGAACCATAAATAAGTCAATAACCTCAGACATTCTTGCTGGGATATCTGAGTATCCAGATCCATGAAGTCTTGTGTTTTGTTTTGCTAATGCAGTACTGTACTGATAGAAGTAGTTCTCAAATATTTCTTTCTGAGCTTGGTCAGCAAGCAAATTAAACTCTGCTGGAGTCAAGTATCCACGATTATCTTTGCTCAATATAGTGAGCACCGTATTTCTTACATTGTTAATCATAAGCACAAAGATAATAAAAAAGGCACTACGTTAATAGTGCCTCTCTTAAATAATGTTTGTACTAATTAAGCAACATCAATATCACTAACAGCTTGTGGTACAGTCACTGCAAACACAACAGACTGCCAAGGTGTAATTAAAGCTGCAACAATTGCATTTTGAATAGCATTACGCATACTAAATGCTACTTGAGCAGCATGAGTAATAGTAACAACTTTTCCACTAGCATAAGTAATAGTAGTAGTTACAGCAGTTGCTCCATCAGCAGCAGCCTCAACTAAAATTACGTTGTTAGCTGAAACTAACTGATTTCCCTGACTAGTTACTGGGATAGATAAAAACTTTTCCATTTTAAAAAAATTAATGGGTTAATAAAGTACAAATATAGTGAAATTATTCTTCGAACTCTTTTGTAAGATAGTTGTAGAATTCATTACCAGCTTCGGAGTGCAACCATGCCATTAACGCATCATCTGCTTTCTCTCCAAATGGAACTGTTAATATCTTCTTCTTGTTATCTTTTAAGTTGTAGAACAAGTCTTTGTTTCCTCTGAATGAAACGTATCCTTCACTGATTGCTCGTGCTGCTATATTACTAGTAGCTAAATCTGGATCGTTTACTGCTTCCATGAAATCACGTGGGTAGTTCTTAGCAAACAAAAGAATGTCTCGTTTTAACTCGTTACTTGACATCTTGTCTACGTTACCGTTAAGGTATACACGACCAATAGCCATCATAGTATTTAAGTCTAACTCACGAGCAGCAATTAATGCATCAACCTCGTCGAATAACTCTTCAACGTCTTGTTGTGCTTCTTTTTCTAAGTCTAACTCATAGAACTCATTACCTCCATTGATAACATTACCAGGGTGATAATATAAAAATTCTTGTAAGATTGGATTGGTTCTTTTAACTGTTAACGCTCCATCGTCTAATACTATTTGCTCTAAGATAGCGTTACCATCTTGTTCATCAATAAATATTGACTTTTGATTTCGAGCATATCTTAACGCTCTATTCTCATTTTTTTCTTCATCAAAATGAAGTAATGGACTTCTGTGTGTGTGTCTTGATTGGATGAAGTGGCTAACTGGAGCACCTTCACCACATAATAGATAAGTCCTATCCTTAGGATCTTGTTTCTTTTTCATTGTAATTAAATTTAAATTATAAAAATAAAGAGAGCCTCACTGATGAGGCTCTCTAAAGTTATTAGTCTTTGAAAATTACGAAGTTATTAGCTCCTAATGTACAAAGTGCTCTTTCTGATAAGAACTGTACCTCCATAGCATCCAAGTCGCTAGTTGCAGCACCACCAGCAGAACCAGTAGTCCAAGTTTTCAACTTGCGGTTTTCAGCTTCGTTAGCACGGTAACGAACGTGTAAGAACGGACGTTTCATGTTTTTACCGATTACTTCATCATAAACAGATGTTGTTCCAGCAGGAATCAATACACCGTTTACATTTCCAGCAGTTAAACCACCACGTAATGTAGCATCGTTCAAATACTTCCAATCTGATTTGTAGAAGTCATAACCACGACGGAATCCAGTGAAACCTAAGTTCAATGCCATTTCTTTATCGTTATCAAACAATCCGAAAGATGTACCTCCAGCGAAAGCAGCATTAATTCCTCCTAACATATCATCGATATCGAAAGAGAACTCACGATTAACGAACATTGTGTTTTCAGCGATAGCTCCTTGTTTATCTAAACGATCAACAATAGCATCAAAGTCAGACAATGTAGTTGGGTTACCACCTGACCAAACATTACCACGAGCTTCAATAGCAGCAAATAAACCTTGTGTTCCTGCTGTTGGAGTAGTAGCGTTTGATAAGTATGCTAACGCAGCAGATGAAGCCTCAGCTTTAACGTGCTCAACCATCATCATCTCCATGTAATCCTCAAAACGAAGACGAGTTTCGTGCTCTGATTTCAAGTACCACAAGTATCCAGTAGCACCGTTTTCAGTAGTTACTTCAACCCATCCAATTTGAGCCATGTCAGATCCAGATACAGAGTATTTGTCTTTAATGATAATTGGTTTAACATCGAAGAAATCATTGACAGCTTCCAAAGAACCAGTCATTCCAGTATCTCCTTTTTTAAACTCAGAACCGTATACAAATGCAGTAACTGTTTCAGTTGTTTGAACAAATGGAGAACCAGCTGCTGTATAGAATTTAACTTCAAACTGTTGATCATCAGCTAAACCATCAGCTGTACCTACTTTAGAAATAACTGCTTTTGCAGATGCAGTAGTAGATTCTGAAGATAAGAATACAGTTTGATTTTTTCTGAATACACAAACTGAAGTTCCTGCGATTGAGAACAATGCAGTATCAGATGTAGCAGCTGAATCAGGAACAACAGCAGTATACTTAGTATGTAAACGACCTTGTTCAGACCATTTGATCAAATCTGATGCAGATGGAATCTCAGCACTTACGTTACGTAAGAAAGATGCTACAGAACGATTTCCGTAACGCTCGAACTCTTGTTCGTAAGTGTCAGGAAGATACTGATTCAAGAAATTGAAATCAGTTAAATAGTTAGTTGGCAATGCCGCCTTAACCGAGCTTGGAGTAAGTGAATACCCTGGTGTGTTTAAACTCATTTTGTTTAGTTTTTACGTTTTTTAAATTTTAAACCGTCAGAAAAACCACTCTCTACAACCTTCACTTGCAATCCAGACTTATCAGTCGCTGGCGTTGGTGCTTGTCTTACCATGTCAATATTCTTAGAATCCTTGCTCATGTTAGTTACACCTGCTGCCATTCCTTTTTCATAAGCGAATTTGAAAAACTTGTCAGGATCTTGGGCTACAGCTATAGCACGATGAAAAGCCTCAGCATCCTTAAGGTATCCGTTGTCATCTAAAAATCCTTCCATGAATTTGGCGATATTTAACTGCTTCTCCTTAAGTACATTTGCTTCTGCTGGCTTAAACTTAACTGTATTGTTTTCATCAATATTAAATCCGAAACCTTCGAACTTTTCAGAAAACAACTCGCTAGTCTTGTCAGCGAAAAATTGTGAACGCTTCACGTTTTCCTCTTGCTGTGTAGTAGCATTTTTCTTATTAGACTTGTAAGCCTCGTAGTCATTCAACTCTTCTTGTGGAACTAAAGGCTCTCTTGACTCAAGAGGTACTTTGTATTGCTCCTTCAAATTGTTGAAGTACTTCTTAGCTTCTGCTAATTCTTTTTTCTTAGCTCTTTGCTTAGACTTGACTTCTTTTTCGTCATCAAAGTCCTCGTCATAAATAAACCTCTCTAGTTCAGACTGAACATCGTCATCGTCGTACTCTGGATTAGTTTCCTTATAGTAGTTAGCTAATAACTTAATAGGATCCTCTTTGTCGTAGTCTTTATTCAACTTGACGAAATCATCGATTCCTCTACCAGTCTCTTTTTTATATTTCAAATAAGTAGCAACGTCCTCAGGTAACTCTTCATTAGCTTCTCGCTCTTGAAATAAGTCATCTAAAGAGTTGATATCCTTATTATATCTTGTCTTAATATGTGAAAGAACTACATCGTCATTTAACTCAACCTTATCCTCAATAATTGGATCTGGTGGAGTATCTTCAATAACTGGCTCAACTACACCATCAACTTCTTTTTGGTGTGCATCAAGCAATTGTTGCTCTTGTTCAACTACAGACTTTTCTTCAAAGTCAATAGCTCTTACTTTAAATTCACTCATTGTATATTATATTTAATTGTTACAAAATTAACTATTTTTTTTAACATAGATTTTCAAGCCTTTTTAGGGTGATTATTATATTAGTTTTTATTTTTTTAAAATAATTTCAATTGGCAAATCTCTTTTTATTCTTCTTCTAATGGTATTTCTGCTTATCCCAATCTCATTAGCCCAATCAGTTGCACACATTGTTTTTCCATTAAATGTTAAAATAACATTATTACTTCTATTTCTAGATTGTTCTTTATGAGTAGCCCATCTACAATTTTCTTTATAATATCCTTTATTATTATCTATTCTATCTATTGTATGACCTTTTGGTCTTTCACCCATATCTTCTAAAAATAATTCAAATATATTCCATCTTTCATCATAACTAATACTTGCATATGTTTTATTCTTTTTAGTTGTTACACGTTGCCTCAATTTAACCCAAGAAGACCAAGTTGGAGAATTTGAATATCCATGTATTGTATGAGAATTAGATATTTTTTCAGAACGCATACAACCACAATCTTTAGTATTACCACTCCTTAAATTAGGTCTTGAAACTTCAGTTTTACCACCACAAATGTTACAGCAACAAATCCAATGTGAGTTGTTATTTTTTATAGAACTAAATTCTAATACTGTAAGATTTGAATATATCTCACCTACCATGCTTTTTATTTTACCCATATTTATTTTTATTGTAAATATACAAATTATTACAATAAACCATTTAATATAGGTAGAAAAATAAGCCACTTTACCTTGTGGCTCCAATATCTAGGTGATAATTTACTTGGATTTGGATCTTGAGCGTTATGTCTTGCGTAGTAAGATTTCTTTCTAGCTTTGTCTTCTTTAGTTTTAGGATTTTTACCAGCTCCAGTTACATTTTGTTGACCGAAACGAATAGTTTTTATTTTATCACCAACCTTAGCCACAACAATATGCGACTTCTTTGGATGAGTTGGAGTTTTCTTTGGCTTGTTATATCCACTAACTCCAGCACGAACTAATCTTGAGTCTTTCATTTTTTCTTAGCTGCTTTCTTGAAATCACTCGCCTTAGGAGCACCCTTAGTCCCTGGCTTTCTCATGGTCTCTCCAGATCCTTTTTCAATTCGCTCTCTTTTAGCATGAATATTTGCATATAGTCCTTTTCTCATATTACTTTACTTTATGATATGGATTCTTTTTATGCCACTCTCTAGTAGCCTTTAAGCCTTCAGATACAGTCTTTACATTTGCTTTTTTAGTAAGGTTGATTTTATCATACTTACCATTACTAATGTTAGTATGCTCAACTATAACATCACCGTTCTTATTCTTTTTAACAGTGTGTTTAACTCCTTGTATAGATGCTGTTCCCATATTATCTAGGTTCAAATGCTCCCATGTCAAATCCAGATAGGTCGTCCTCACTAGATTCAAAATTTACTGGAGGCAAGTTATTTTTACGTTGGTCAATCAGTTTAGACTGAGCAGTTGCTTGAATGTCAACACGCTTGTCTTTGGCTTGTTCTTTCTTCTCCTCACGCTTCATGATGTTGTCAGTCTCCATGCCACGTAGCTCCATGTTGTATTGGAACTCAATGCCCATCAACTCTTTCTTAAGCTCAACCTCACGCTCCATCTTCTGAATCTCCATCTGAATCTCCATCTGCTTGATAGATGCCTTAGCTTGTGCCTCCATGTTGATTTGTTGCATCTTAGCTTCAGCTGCTGCTTGTTGTGACTGCATCTGACCTTGTTGTTGCATCTGCATTGTCATCTGAGCATCCTTCTGAGCTCTATCCAATTTCTTACGTCTCTTAACCTTAAGTAACTCATTAGCCAACTTAAGATTTTTAACCATTCTAATATCAATAGCATCCTCAAGGTCAATCTGCTCTCTAGCTAATGACACTTGTATATTTGCTTCAACTTGTTGTTTCTCCTCTTGATCAGGCTCAAGTTCTATAAATATTCCGAAAGAGTGTAGATATAAGTTCTTAATATCTTCTAAAATAGAAACATTAAACTTACCAATCTGCATTGCAAACTCTTCCTTAAAATCTGCATACTCTAAAATATCTGCAATTCTAAGAGATAGACACTGAGCCATTCTCTTAGTAACTAATAAGCCTCCCTCAAGAATGTGTCTTGTAGCTGTGTTACTATTTAATGCTGCTAACTTCTGAACACCAACAAGTGCGTTTGGATCTGGTGAAGAACCATCTCTAGCCTCATTAAGACCAGTAACGTCACGTATCATGTTTAGGTTATAGTTATACAAACCAATAAGTGCAGACATCTTACTTTGACCGCTGTTTGTAGACAACTCTTGAATTGGAATTCTTGCGTTATTAAACTCTCCATCTCCAGTATACGAACGTCCTACGATACTACCAGTTTGGAAGTATAGATTCAACGCATCCTCAGGAGTATAAGCTGCACCTTGACCTAAGTCAACCTCGCTCAATCCGTCAGCGTCAATAAATACACCGTCTGGAACAACACGAGACATTACTTGCTGTAGCTTAAGGTGTGTGAGCTGTATCTGATCAGCGAATGGAATCATTCTCTTTACAAGAGACTCAATTCTACCTTTATACATCCTTGGTGCTACAACAACATAGTTTGGCAATGCCCTCTGTGTAGCAGCCTCTGGTCTAACCATGTTCTTTAATAGCTCCCACTTTAATACAGTGTTGCTACCAAGAACTAAAATACCGTCATACCAAACCTCTTTAACAGACTCAACCTTTTCGAATCTACCCTCTTCCATCATTTCTTGAGGAGGATTGAATGAGTCGTCTCTCTTCGATACTCTCTCTCCACCGTTATCAAGGTACTTCTTTTTGTATACAAACTTTTTCTCAGTCTTGTAGTTGAAGTAAAGTAACGTCACCATCTCGTTTTGGAAGATGTCGTCCTGGTACTGTCTTATAACTGGAAAGTAGTCGTACCAAGATGAGCCTTGGTTCTTGATGTCGTTAAGTTCTTCGTCAGTAATATTTGGATTAATTTTTCTAATCTCTGTGTAGTGTACTTGCTTAACCTCTCCAAAATAGTAGCAGTCAGAAAAGTCAGGCTTCTCTGTATAACTATGGATGAGTGTAGCAGGATCAACGTACTCAATTGACACGCCCTTTCCGTACTCAAACGTATGTTTAATAGACCCCTTACCAACGGTTGTTATATCATAATCAACCTGAGGCTTTAAGGTGTCATGGTAGTCGTTCATTTCGAACATTGTGTCGATAGCAACCTCCTCAGCAATCTCAATACTTGGCTTATACTTAAGCTGCATATAAAGAGACAACTCTTCACTAGTCTCAGGAAGCTCTTGCTCAGGAACATTAAATGCATCAACGCCAAACTGATCCTTAGTCATCGTCAAGAAGTCTTTAGCAATCATATCGCTTTCGATCATGTCTTGGAACAAGTTCTTCTTCTCAGCAGACATAACGTCTTGAGATTGAGCCTTCACAGAATATAATCTATCGTTCATTCCATTGACAACGATGTCAACGAACTTAGGAATGATAGGTACAATAGTCCAGTCTAAGTTTAAATATGACAAGTCGCCATTAACAGCCAACTCGTTTTTATACTTGCTATTAGGTTGCTCACCTCTGGCATATAGTCTAAGCCTATGAAAGTCACCATATTGATCGTAGTATCTACAGCTACTGCTGCCGACTCTTTTAAACCATTCCCCCTCTATTGACTTTCCTACTTGTAAACCGTATTCTACAGATTCTTTTTCAGCATCTGTTGCAGTCTGACTAGGAAACGGAATGTTTTTTATAATTACAGATGGTTTATCCATTGTTCTTTATTTGACTATTGTTGCCATGATTATTGTATCTCGCAAAGTTAATTAATAATTTTGACTTTTCCTTTTGTACTATATAGGTATGTCTCTTATTAGCCATAATAGCTAAACCAGAACTAATGGATGCATCAAACTTTGTACGATTGTTTATATCAAACCTAGCCCAATCCTCTAGCGTCCTAGTGAAGTACATTGACCCCATCTCGTCTGGAGAACGGTACGTTCCTTCAAAGTCTAGACCAACATGTTCCTCAATAAATGACTCTATTGCAGAGGCGTGAGCCTGCTTAACATCTTCAGATGAGTTAGGTATTCCACCAAGCTCTAACTCTGTCTTAGACAGCTTAGATTTATGCTTGTCAGGTCTGTTCATAGAGAAGCCTCTATAGCCTCTGTTCTTTAGGTGGTAGAGTAGCCTTGGTTTGTTGTTCTCTGCCAACACTGGCATTCCGTAAAACACTAGTGCCATAAGTACGTCCTCAAAGAATATCTCTGCTGTCTGAGGTCTAGACACATACTCCAAGAAGAACTCATTAGTAGGTGCTTTCTCCATGTGGAACTTACTCATTCCGTGAAGTGCACCGTTCGATCCTCCTCCACCAACAACTCCAGAGATATCATACGAGTCACATCCAAATGATCCGATGTGTTCGTTACCAGGGTACCTAGTTCCGTTCTTCATTATGACCCTATTCTGAAGAGCCTTATCAGGTATCCACGACACTAAGAACCTACCATTTCGTTCGGGCGACCACACGACCTCTGAGTCTAACTTACCATCTCTCCAATGAAAGTTACCACGAGTAATCACTCTGTCCTTCAGTAGAGAGTCATTATAGTCGATCTGATGATATATCTTAGTCAGGTTGAACAAAGACTGCTTAGACTCATCTCTAAATGCGTGAGAGATGGTTCTAGGGAACTGTCTATAGAACTCGTTCAATCCGTCAGAGTCATTCTTCAATGCCTCAACCTCGTTCTTCCAATAGGTAATTACACCTATCTTAATCATCTCTCCGTCAATTCCTTTTACTGGCTTTACTGGGTCATCGAACACTGGGAATCCGTACTCGTCAATGTATCCCTCAAAGTTCCACTCCATAGGGATAAATAGTGAGTATAGTCCCGACTTTGTTTGTCCGTTGGCTGATCGTTTTTTAACGTCAGAGTCCATGAACATCTTCTTGTAGTTGTCTCCACCCTTGTCAAGTGCGTTCGATGTTGAACCCATCATACACTTACCGATAATCTTACTACCTAAACGAAGACACGTCTTTGTGACACGCCAGTTGTTTAGGATGTTGTCAGGCTTGATCCATTTGCCCGATTCGTCGTGAACCAATAACAATAGTTTTTCACCATCGTAAGAGTTGTCCGCTGTGTTCTTCCAATCTATTGTAGTGTCAAGTCCATCTATCTCGTCAACATGCTCCTCGTCCATGTTCTTCTTTGTGATCTTGGATGCAGGAACCCTAAACGCAATCTCAGTCTTTGGATTAGTCATACCGTCCCTAACTGGACTGAAGAAGAATGGGTAGTTGTTTACAATTGGAACAACCTTGTCAGTAAACATTGTCTTGGCATCAGAACCAGTCTTAGATAGAATTCCAAGTCTTGCATCAGATGCAAGGGTTCCTATGTTTGATGTCTCTCCAGAACTCATGTACGAGAATCCAGATCGTCTGTTCTTTAGGTAGCACATTCCAAAACATCTTGAGTCAGCCTTACAAGCCTCCCAAAATATGTAGAAGATTCTATTTGACTCACGGAAGTCAGGAAGTCCGACATCTGTCTTTGACCACTGAAGGTACATGTAGTGAGAGCCAGTAATGTAGGACGGCTTTCCGTTGTTCATGAACCAATAACCGAACTCTCTGTTGTCGAACTCCTCCTCGATGTAGTCAACGTACCTAGACTTGAAGACGTTGTCCCTTCTGTTCCAATCGAATTTAGTCTTTATTCTTGAAAGCTCCTTTGGGTACTCCTTTGCAATCCACTTGTTGTCTCCCTTTGGAAGTTTCTGTGGAGTGGATGGTAGTGCTATGTTCAGACCCTCTATCTCGTAGATTTCTCCGATAGTACCATCCTTTGAAATAATTACTATGTCGTACTTCTCGTCGTATCCGTAAGCCCATGACTTAGCCTTGTTCTTGTTCTTAAGAACTGAGCTAGATATTCCTGCGTCTACAATCCGATATAACGAGTAGTCATTTTCCATTTTATTTTTTCTTTACTCTGCCTTCAACACCAGAGAATGATACTGGCACCTCTTTTCCTGCCTCGTCGATTCTGGTCTGCTCCTCTTCTATCTTAGTAAGCATAGCTATTGCATCCTCAAAGGCAAGTCTCTTTGCTGAGGCAGCGTTCTTCATCTTGTCAGCACTAAGGTCTTCTTCTCCATGAGTTACTATTGGCTCCTCAAGAACCTTTATCAACTCGTCGACTCCCTTCTCGGCAGCCCTTAGTACTCTTCGTCTCTTGTCGATTAAAGTTTCAGACATAAGTTCTTGATTTTCATTCTGTACAACTTACGTGAGTCTATGTTAAACTCGTACTCAGACTCTGGTATGAACGACACCATGTCTCCCTTTTTTAGTAGCGTGTTGTCAGGGATGAACGCAATTGATCCAACAAGATGTTCTTCAACACCCAACGTTGCAACCTTTGACTCCATCTTAGACACTGGCTCAACAAAACAGTAAGGATACGGTGCATTCCAATCACCATCAGGCGACTTATATAAGAACAACTGCTCGTGCTCAATCATGAACACGTCGCCCTTGTAATGGTTCCAACTGCTTCTGTCGTTACCCTTCATGTCGTAATATATACGGAACACGTTATGGTGCACGATTACTAGGTCGTCTTTCTTTATTGGACCATCATAGCCAATAGGCACAGACTGAACCACAGCAACTCTGTTGGTTACTGTGTGATCTTCTTGTGATGAGCTTATGATAAATTCTTTTCCTCCGTAGTCCCTGATATTATCATATCGCTGACCGTTCATCGGAGTCACTACAAAGTAATGTGGTGAAATCATTAAAAATCGATGTTATGCTCGACTATAAAAGGCATGCTTTTATTAATTGTTTTCCATTTTATAACCTCGCTGTCCTTACTAATCCAAATATCAACGTCAAGATCTCTAGTGTAGACAATGGTGTCTATTATGTAAGACTTATCCAACACATTTTGACCGACAACATAGTGCATGCTCTTAATGTAGTCGATGCCAATAGATATCTTTCTTATTGTCATTGCACCTCTCCAGTTTGCATATTGACTTTTACTGATCCGTACTTAGTATGAATCTCATCTTGAATAGCAACAAGCTCGTTGTATGCCATGTCAATATTAATAAGTGTTGATTGCTTGTCGTTCTTTAACCTCTCTTCGGTTAACACGATGTCAGTAAGATGACTTCTTAGGTCGTAGTATTGCTCTCTAGTTCTAGAGAACTTCTCAAGTTCTTCTGTTGTTAATTTTTTGCTCATTGTATTTAATTTATTTGTACAAATATAGACAAAAAATTACTTACCCTGACCTTTATAACTTTTCTTGTAGTTTTTTGAAGTTTTAGAACTTGATGTTTTCGTCTTAGCGTGTACTCCAGGACGAGAAACAAACTTCTTCTCCAACTGTGCTGTTGCTTGCTTTTTCATTAGAACTCTTTTAATATTACAACTGATAAACTTCTTCCCTTCATAAAGTTCAACCACTTGATAAACTCAACCTCAATGTTTCTAACAAGACACGCAGTGCTCCAGTCGTTTATAACTGTAGACTTAGCTCCAGCTCTGTGGCAGTTAGCACCGATGATGTCCGAGTACTCCTTGCCGATCTCTTCAGCACTGTTGTCACGGTCGTTATCTCTATAGTATGGGAATCCTTTTGCTTGTACATAAGCCAACTTACCTTTGTGAAGTCCTTGCTTGTGTGAGTCATACATCAACAAGTCAGACTTAAGGATAGCGCATCCCTTTGAGTTGTACTTATCAAAGTGCTTCAAGCCGAACTGCCCTGCATTACTCGTACCAGTACACACCATCTTGAACGTAGGCTCCTTGTCTTTGTGACACTCGAACGTGTACACCTTGTCGTCAAATAAATTAAACGCATCCTCACTTGATCGAACCCAAATATCTAGAGCTCCCTCTTTTGGAAAGCCTTTAAATGATGGAAGCGACTTAACTCTCTCAAGTAGCTCCTTGTCTGTGTATGACCTAACGTTTGACATATTAGCTGTTCTTTACTTTATTAACCGTATCTGATACACTGTGTATTCCAGATCTAATCTTTTTAACCATATTAAAAACGCCCTTAAGCATATCGTTTCCAGTGATGTCTATCCAGTTTTCGTTGATTGATGCAATCTCTATAAGTGAGAATATTGCAAGTAAGATGTTGGTGAATATTGCCGTGGATGGTATTGAAACTTTGTAACCTAAAAATGCTATAGAATCTTCAAGGAAAGGTGTTAGCATGTAATAATCTAACGGAAAAACAGCAAGTGCTAAAATGAAATAACCCAACCCTTTTATTATGTATCCAGTTCTTAAAAGTTTTGACTGAAATAGATCAAAGAATCTTCTTTTAGTCTTTACAGATATTATCTTTATAGATACAATTTTCACTACTGTGTCTAACAACATCGTACCCATAAGGATAAAAATACACAGTTCTATAGGACTAAATATGCCGAAAAAAGCCAGCAATAGTAGAGTCAATTTCTTCATCTCTTGGTAATTAATAAATAATTACAAATTTAAGAAAATAAACGCTTTGCCAAAATATAGCATAACATGCTGGCAACCATGCCGATAAAGAATCCTATCCAAAAAAGGTTCTTAGTTTCAACACGTTTGATTTTGACCTCAGTCTTACCAACCTGCTTTAAGCTATCGATCAAGAAGTCTTCTCTGCTAGAGTACATCTTTCTTACGTGCTTGAGCGAGTCATCGAACTTTTTGTGGTCAAACCGTAACTCAATCTTTGTCTGACGGATAGTCTTTGGAACTTGTACGTCAGGACATACGGTGTTAAATGTACGGTAGATAATCGAATCCTTTCCGTTTATCTTGATCGTATCTGACATCATTATCATCGTGGTGTCGCAGTTAAACTTGCCACCGTTTCTATAGAACTTTTTTAATCCCCTCTGAGCTTGATGAGCGTCAGAGCAAGAATAAAGAATAACTAGTAAAACTAATAATTTTTTCATAGTATAATCTCTACGTCGTAACCTAACTTCTCAAGTTCGACCTTACATAACATATGCACTGTTGGGTTGTCTTGAACTAATACATCTCCACCAGTACTTGTTGGAATGTCTGTCTGAATAATTGACGCACCTAGTTCATAAGCCTCTTTACTCATATAGATATAAGGGAAAGCAGCCTCTACACTCTTGCCGTTTTCTCTTGCTGCCCATTCTACACGAGCATAAACGCTTGCAAGTTCTTGCACTTGACCTGACAAATCCTTGTACTGAATTGTCTTCTCTTCTGTTGATTTAATTTCTAATCCCATTGTTATTTTTTTTTTGCAAAGTTAATTAATTATGCTAATAATCCCAAATTTCTTAACGCTTTGACTACTTGTTTTAACGTGTATCCATCAAAAGTGTCTGTATCTGTTAAAGGCATTCCTAAATTACTTACTAATGTTGATGCCGTAATTGCCGTTGTTTCTTTGTATAGCTTTATAACATCACCAACTTCAGTTCTAAAGTGAGGTGCTGCGTTACCTGCTACAATGTCAGATGAGTACATCTCAAAACTATCTGCTTTTTCAGAATGGGTGTCAGTTATTGAAGAACCATTATATAAAACCATTGATTTTGTTGATGTAAGCCATAATGCTCTTTCTGACTGGGTAAATACACCTGATGCATTTGATGTAAATGCCCAATTAAAACCATAACCAGCTCCGTATGCTGCTAAACCTGATTTTACAATATTATTTATTTTTGATGTTGATTGACCTATAATACCAGGATTCCAAATATTTAAACCTCTATTTATGTTAAGATTACTTGCAATATCCATAGAAATTTGTGCTTTAACACTATTTCCACCCATTAAATCAATAGTTGCATCGTATGAAGTATAATTTTTAATAGCTACATAATTTCCAACCGCAGGCAAACCATTCCATCGAGTTTCACCATCTCCACGTACTTCTATTATATTTTTATTATCAGCACTATTCCTTACTCTAAAAGCTATGTCAGTTGATAATGCTCCTTGTGCTTTAATATCAACTATTGCTGCTGGATCTGTTTTATTAAATCCAGAAAAACCTCGTTGAGTTACTAATGCATAATTATTTGTGCCTCCAGTTGCGTCAAAATATCCAGCATAATTTGTTGTTCCATTGGCTGCGCTAAATCTTCCACCATAATTTATAGAACCAACACCAGACGTATCTGAAGTTGCTCTAATTCCATAAGAAGTATTCGCTCCACTTAATGCTCTACCAAGACAATCAATCGCATAAAGTGTTCCCGTTGTGGTATTTGTTTGTGCATAAATACCAGTATTCCCACTAATATAAGAACCAAAAGTAGTTCCCGTAACGGTTAGTCTTGTATTTGGATTTGTATAAGTTCCAAATGCCGCAGAACCATCGCCTTGAATAGTTGCAATATTTGCACTATCAGCACTATTCCTAACTCTTAAAGCTATGTCAGTACTCAAAGCACCCTGCGCTCTTACGTCTAATCTAACAGTGCTTGCAGGAGTTGCACCTACACCAAGTCTTTTATTCGTGTTATCCCAAAACAAAGCAGAGTCTTGACCTAGAACATTGCCACCATTTTGGAACAATATCCTTCCAACTGTACCACTCGCAATTGCAGTCGTTCCAACTGTAAGAGCACCTGACGATGGCGTGGCATTCTTCCACAACGACGTGGCACTCTCGTACTGTAGCACCTGACCGTTTGCAGGTGTTGTAATCGCAACGTTGTGAAGCTCTTGTAACTCGTATCCGTTCTGAACCCTAACGTACATCCTTCCAGCTGATCCATTACTAGCGGTAGTAACAAACCCTAAATAAACCATGTGATTCGGTGCAACTGGCTTTACATTAGTAATACTACCTGCCGTTGCTCCCAAATATATAGCGTCACCGTCTGCATACGTAGATGTAGGCAAGATGCTTAACCCATCTAACAAACCACTTACGATTATAAATCCTTTCTGATTGGCTGCTATAGATGAAGACATAACCAGTCCAACCGTCTGAGCAGATGTAGCATCACTAGTATTGTATGCAAGCTTTACTCTAAGTCTGTCTCCAGTTCCTCCAAACGCATATACTGGCTGACCCTTTGTTATTGTTACCGACTCAGCATTTGTAACGTATGATATTAATGTGTTTGGAGAAGTCCCAATTACCTGGAACCCATTAAGTGTGGAATTATAGATACAAAACATCTCAGCTCCATCAACAATGTCCCCACCTATTAGTACTCCGTCATTATTTCTATACAGCGTCCTTGCTCCTAACGAGTTTATGTTCAATGAACACCCCGTCGTGTTTCCAGTTGTGAATCTGATCAAGTATGCGTCACCATCTGTATAAGATGCAACCCCAGTTATTGTAGTAGTGTATGTATCAACGCCTGATGCGGTACCCTTTAAGAGTCCGCCTGATCCACCACCAACAGCAGCCCACGTACCATCTCCACGAAGGTATGTCGTATTATCTGCCGTCCCAGATCCAAGATTGAACGTAGGTATCTTATCCTCTTGTGAAAAAGGTATAATCTTTCCTAGTACTCTCTTTAACGGACGTGGTATAATCATTTAACCATTGATATTGAGGTTGATCCTGCATCGCCATCGAAAGTTAGTTTCAAACGCATGTATCTATAATTAAATTCTGACTCAGATATAATTGCTGGAGTATCAGGATCAAAAATAAGAGATAGGGAAAGTTCAATAAATTCAAGATCTAAACTGTTTCCAGCATAAAAATCAATTTTTCCTGCGCCTTCTGAAACTACGTGCATCGACCAAGCCTTATTAGCCTCTGGCATATCAATAACATCTAAAAAAAATGGCTCTCCATCTGCTGGTGTATAATTAGTTATCGGAACACCATTATACGTTGGTGTAAAGTTTACCTTTTGATTGTTCATTTCTTTTTATTTAACCATTGAAATTGAGATTGATCCTATATCGCCATCGAATTCTAGATCCAAACGCATGTATCTATAATTAAACTCTATATCAGATATAATTGCTGGAATATCAGGATCAAAATTAAGACTCAACATATCAAGAAAAACAAAATCAAGATCTAAACTGTTTCCAGCCAAAATTTTAATTCTTCCTGTGCCTTCTGACATTACGTGTATTGACCAAGCCTTATTAGCCTCTGGCATGTCAATAACGTCTAATAAAATTGATCCTTCTTCTGGCGTATAATCAGTTATTGGAACCCCGTTATACGTTGGGATAAAGTTTACCTTTTGATTGTTCATTTCTTTTTTATTTAACCATTGATATTGAGATTGATTCTATTTCAGAAAATGATATCAGCAAAAGCATATATCTATAATTAAAATTTGACTCAGATATAATTACTGGAGTATCAGTAAAACTAGTTGGCTCTGTGTATTGAACAAATTGAATATCTAAACTGTTTCCAGCAAAAATTGTAATTTGACCATCAACGACACCTTCAGATGTTGCCATAATCTGTAATGACCAAGCCTTATTAGCCTCTGGCATGTCAATAACATCTAAAAAAATTGAGTCTTGTGTTGGTGTATAATTAGTTATTGGAACACCATTATACGTTGGGATAAAGTTTACCTTCTGATTATTCATTTCTTCGTGCTTTTACCGTTTGCGCCATTTCTAGCTCTGTTCTTTACTCTATGTTCTGCCACAACCTTACCGTCCTTGGTATGGCTTGCATCTCTTACGTCTCCCTTCTTAAGTCCAAGCAATCTACGACCAGCGTTTGCCCGCAAACGAGAGGCAAGACCCTCCTCAGTCTTGTTGTACTCAGACTGCTGCTTAAGCCTACGCTTGTTCGCCTCTGGGTTCTCCTTGTAGTACTTCGCTGTCCTTCCTGCCATAACTTACATTTTCATTGAGCCACTCTTTTCGTCCATTGCATCCACAGTCAGATATCAGTCCGTGCTCCTCTGCCATTCGTACAGCATATGCGATGCCAGTTACCTCTGTCAAGAACTCAACAGTGTCGCCTAACCCCTTATGCTTCCTAATGACTTGGATCACTTACGGTTACCTTTCATCATCGACTGCTTGATGGTCTCCTTCATCATAACCTCCTTCATTTCTTCAGCCATTTCTTTGGCTTTTTTCATCTGAATAGCTTTGTCGATGAACGTGTCACAACTGTATTTTGGTTTTATTTGTGTCTTCATGTTGCAAATATACTCAAAAACATTTAATTTTGTCAACGTATGTATCCAATCAAAAAAGTAATTAAAAGAACACGCTATCGAAATGTAATATACGATAGGGTACTGCCAAAGCACGACTACCTTAAGTACTGGAAGGTGGTAAAGTACTGGGCAAGAAGAAAGTATAATCTGTCCTCAGCTGACATAGACATGCTGCTGTTCCTCTACACGGAGGGTCTGTTCACCAGATCAAAGTACCTGGAGTACGAGAACATATTCAAGTGGGATAACGATCGTTTTACACGGCTGATGCGTGAGGGATTCATCCATAACTGGGTGAAGAAGAACTGGGGGGAAGAGAAGAAGTACGAGCTAACGTTCAAAGGCAGAAAGATGTGTGCATCCATCTACCGTAAACTGAACGGTGAGGAGCCCATTTCTGAGACTCCTCAACACAATCCAATCTTTAAGGCTTCAGCCAGCTACACGGACAAGGTCCATGCGATGGCTATTAAAAAGTTTAATCAAGAATCAAGGCAACGTCACGCTCCAAAATAACTCGGTACATAACGTCGTTAATCTTGATGTCATGACCCTGCACAGAGTCATAGGATATCCTTGTACCCTTCTTGATCGATTCTACAACAGCGTCACCAGGCTCAACTACAATAGCGTCCTTGTACCGTGTGTTGACCGACTCAGAGGCTGTAATGAACAGCCCTGATTTCGATTTCTCCTCCTTGATCTCACATGGGGAGATTAGTATAAATTTATTTACTGCCTGCATAGTCTCTGATGTTTGTTACAATAACTGATGAGTTAAGTATCGTCGTAGCGACAGACACTGCGTTCTTAAGGGCGTTCTTCGTCACCTTCGCTGGGTCAATGATGCCCATAGATATCATGTCTCCGTACTGCTTGGTCTTAACGTTGAAGCCGTAACCGTCTCCCTTTCCAACCATGTTTATACCAATAGAGTTAGGGTCAATCCCTGCGTTACGAATGATCTGTCTGAACGGCTCCATCACAGCGTTCATCATGATCTCTACTGCCGTCTGCATGTCCACGTTGTCGCTGTCCTTAATGTGTCTAGACACGTTGATAAGTGCAACACCTCCACCTGGAAGTATACCCTCCTCGATGGCTGCCCTCACTGCACACACAGAGTCGTCGATGCGGTCACGTAACTCCTTCTGCTCGATGTCCGAGTTCGCCCCAACGTAGATGATACCAATGCCACCGTTGATGTTCGCAATACGCTCGTCAATAAACTCGATCTCTCTTGGGCTAGTGCTCAACGAGCGTGACTCCTTAAGCTTACCAAGGTGCTCGTCCAATGCTGGGTTTTCCTCGTTCAATGGGATGACCGTCGTGCTGTCCTGACCAACGATGACCTTAGCCGCACGACCAAGACCACCCAACTCAACAAGTGCAAGGTTGTCACCAGTACGCTCAGAGTAGTAGTGACCTCCAAGTGCGATAGCCAGATCCGTCAGGACCTCTTCTTTCTTGTAGCCGAACTGTGGTGGGATGATGTTACACGCCTTAAGGTTACCCTTAGCCACGTTAAGGTTGATGGTAGCCAACGACTTAGCGTCCAGTTGCCCGATGATTAACAACGACTTATTGTTCTGGATGATTGGTGCTAGGATGCCCTCTAGGCTCTGTAGGTTAGAGATCTCGTGGTCCGTGATCAACACATACGGATTATCTAGAACACACTCGTTCTTCTTGTGGTCGTTAACGAAGTACTTGCTGCTAAACCCACGGTCGATCTTGATACCGTCGATAATCTCGAAGTACGTGTCAGACGTCTGTGAGTTCTCAACCGTCACCATGCCGACCTTACTGTACACGTCAGCGATCATCGAACCGATAGCCTTGTCGTTGTTTGCCGACACCGTTGCAACGTCCACAAGCTTCTTGCCTGACACCTTCTTTGACATCTTTGCAAGGTGCTTGTCCATCTCCTGACTGATCGTCGTGATGTTACGTAACACCTCGATGGTGTTGTTGTCCTCCTTGATGCTGTTGATAGCCTCCTTGATGATAGCCTCGGTAAGAACCACGCTAGTGGTCGTTCCGTCTCCAGCAACCGTGGCTGTTCTGTCAGCCGCCTGACGCACCATCTGTACCGCCATGTTCTCCACTGGGTCCTCTAGGTTGATCGACTTAGCGACCGTTACACCGTCCTTTGTCACCGTGAACCCACCGATGTGGTTCTCTGACTCTAGGATTGCCGTGTTACCAGCAGGACCTAGCGTGCTTTTTACAGCTTCCGATATCTTCTCGATACCAGTAATTAGCTTTTCTCTTCCGTTTTCTCCGAAAAAAAGTTGTTTTACGATCATTTTATTTAATTTTTATGCGAATTTAATGATTTTTTCTATATTCTATCTCTTTTTTTATTAAATCTAGGTGCCAGTCTGCACCACCGTAGTCCAGAACAGCCTCCAGGTACTCGTCGTCCATATCGCAAATCGCAATCCACGATAATGGCTCCGTGCCGTCCTTGCCTCTTGAGCCTCGTGTGGCGTGACTACGTACGATCTCAAAGTCGTCCTCCGTGTACACTGCAAACTGCTTGATCTTGCTCATGTTCTTGGCACCATATCTGAGATACTCTGTGCCTCCGTCAACCATTGCCTCGTTTGGACAACCGCACGTCTTGTAGTCGTGTCTGTGGTAGCTCACTATTGTCTCACCGCACTCGTCGCAAGTGATCGAGTTGTATACTATCTGTTTCATCCTAACGCTTTTTCGATTGCTTTGTTTGCTATCTCATCACCAGCATGAGACAACATATTATCTTTAACTAAATGCTGCAACGCTTCTAACAAGTCAGGTGCTGCTGATATTAACTTTGCGTTGGCTTGTGTTACTTCTTTCCAATCTGTCCCGTATGTTGTTGTATAAACTTTACAGAAGTTATACCAAGTGTTACCACTAATCTTGCAGTGCCCATTTTTAGTTGTCTCGTAAGACCAACTGCCTTTTGTTCCTTTAAATTCCATTTTCTGTTTTTTTGATGTGTTTATATCCTCGTTTTCAAAGTACTTGTCAAATGTTGATTTGTTAAACGAATGGTGGTTGCCTCTGTCGTTTACAATTAAAAAGTAGTCCTCTTGAATACCACAAACTGTGTACTCGTTACCAACAGTCAGTATAGACCCTGACGGTGAGATCATCTGTCTTTTTGCTGTTATTTTTTCTCCCATTTTCATATGTTACTCATTTTTAGTTAGTTAACTCTATTAGTGTAGGCCAGTGTAGCTCCAGTGTAGCTAAAATGTAGGGCTTGTATGCTGATTATCAGTGCGTTAGCCTATTTTGTGCTGCAATGTAGCCGTTAGGCCGAAATTTTTTATTTTTTTTATTTCTATTGTATAATCTTATACAATATTTTTTTTTTTTTTTTTTCTTACTACTACTACATAGCTACACTAAAAGTAGTAAAAGATAGATAAACAAAGGGATATAGCGATTTTTCTACCTACATTGGAGCTACACTAAACCTTCATTTGCTACATTTTTGGGGGTCTAGCTACACTAATCTTCTAAATACTGTATAGATAAATCTGAATTATATTCACTGTTGAATAAGTATGATAATAAAACTAATCTACCATCTGCATCTGTATACTCCCATGCTTTGTAAATTGTTTTACCGTTTTCTTTTTGAATCAATGTTGGCTTACTGAATGATAATCCATTTGCTTTTAACATTGACTTTAATTTGTAAGTGATCCATACGTCTGTAGATGTGATATACATGACACCCTCAAATTGTTCGCCTTCTAGTTCGTACCATTCTTCTACTGGAATCTCTGTGTTTGATTCAATTGTTGTGTACTGTGACATTGCTACCATCGATGTCATGATCATTGCTGCTGTTAAAATAATTGATTTCATAATTACTGTGTTTTAAAGTTATGACACAAACATACAACACATGAAAACAAAAAAACCGCCCATTGTGATGAGCGGTTCAAAAAATTGATAAGCGGTAATTACTTAGTTAATACCTCTTTTGTTTTTAACTTTTTTTACTTCTTTAATTTGTTTCTCAACTCTCTTAGCTTCTTTCTTTTGAGCCATAGTTGGTTTTAAATCAGATGCAAGCATTCCGCCTTTAGTGCTTCCTGCTACTTTTATTTGTTTTTTAAATGGAGTAGGTTTAGGAGTTGCAGCTCTATATTCAGATCCTTCTTTTACCTTTCCTAGATCGCCTCATCACGTCAAACCCCCATATTACCCAACACCCACAAACATCTAATATTTTTTATTACTTTTGCACTGTTAACACATATAAAAACATAACGTTATGAGAAAGAATAAACCTAAGTTTGAAAAACTAGAAAAAGGAGAAAGAAAAACAGTAAGACAGTCTGGCGCAATGAAAGAAGCTAGAACTACTGGCACAAAAACAAACATCTATAGTGGAGATAAAGGTGGATTGATGGGATACAGAGCCAATAATGAGGCTAAACCTATACTTAGAAAAAAATCTACTACATCAGCAGGTACAGCTGTAGGTGGATCAACATCTGAGGCTACTAAAATTAAGAATGCTGACATCTATAAGAATCAATCTATGATCAACCAAAAAGAGTTTGAAAAAACACGTTTGGGATCTAGAATGGTTAAAAAAGCTGAAAAGGCACAATCAAGAGGAAAGGTAAAAGAAGGATCTGAATATAGAGCTGCAACTCCTAAACCTACTCC